TGGGCACGTACGTCCCTAATATCTCTGAGGCTAATGATACGCAAGCTATCATTGGCCGCATTGAACAAGTGAGACCGAAAGAAGTGCCCTTGACCCCAATGCTTATCGGCTATATGCAAGAGTTCGTGGAGTTGTTCATTCCCACACCACACACTGGTCACCCGTGCGACGAGGAAGAGGTCCGCGCTAGACAGCCTCGTCCGACACAGCAGAAGATCCTCGATGAAGCTAGCATGATTGGAGGGCTTAGTGACAAACCACCTAAGTCTTTCATGAAACGGGAACCGTACGCGAAAGTTACTGATCCTAGAAATATCACCACAATTCCCCCTGCAAATAAACTGAAGTATTCAACTTATATCTACTCCTTTTCCGACCATCTCCGAACGATGTGTTGGTATGCCTTTGGCAAGAACCCGCTTGAGATAGCTCAACGGGTGGCCCAAATATGTTCCAAGGCAAATAGCGTTTCGATGACTGATTTAGCTCGATGTGACGGTCGAATCGGAAACCGCTTTAGGGAGTTAGAGAAGATGTTCATGCTAAGATTTTTCTCGAAAACATACCACGATGATTAACATTAACCATGCAAACTCAGTTCCAACAAAGAGCCATCACTAGCATGGGCCGCAAATATGACACGGGTTTTAGTCGCCTTTCTGGTTCTCCGGAAACGGCTGATTTCAACTCAGTTGATAATTGCTTTATGGCCTACGTCACGTATCGCCGCATGAATCTCACCCCATCAGAATCCTGGACACGTCTTGGAATCTACGGTGGTGATGATGGATTATCCCCCGATATCAATGCGAAATTGTACGCAGACACCGCTTTGGAGATGGGCCAAGTCTTGGAAGAAGAAACGGCCAAGCGCGATCAGCCCGGCGTCAATTTCCTGGCCAGGTGGTACTCACCTACCGTCTGGGGAGGAGATCTGAACTCTATGTGTGATCTGCGTCGCCAAATCATCAAGCTCCACGTCACCGTGAATTTACCGAACAACATCACCCCTGTCGCCAAGCTCCGAGAGAAGCTTCGCGGATACAAGGCTATGGACAACAACACTCCTGTGTTCAAGCAATTGGTCCGCGCGGTGGAAACAACAACCGGTAAACTTAGTGATGAGGAACTAATTCCTGAAATTTCTAATTACTACAGCAAATATGAACCCAGTGTTCAATACCCCAACGAGGACGTCGGGGGATGGATGATTGATGAGCTCGCTCGCAATTTTCCATCCTTCGATTATTCCAAGTTTCTCCGCTGGTCTGAGCAAGTCTCGGCTGGCCGGGCTAATGTCTTGGAACCACCGTTGTTCAGTGAGGAATTACCCAAAATCAACCCACCAGCAGATGTTGTCGTCGACGGAGACATCATACGCGCAAGCGTGGCAACTGCTGTGTGCCCCCATTACAAGAAAGGCCAGTGTTCGTTTGGCCTGAAATGTAAATTGCCCCACCCTGGAAACATCCCTCAGACGGAGGCCAGGTGCCAGGCGTTCTATAAGAACAATAAGTGTGCGTTCGGAGATAAGTGCAAATTTAAGCACATTTCTCCGCCGGCTGGGAAGCCAGGTGCCAAGCTTTCCAGAGCTGGCACCGCCAAGTAAACACACACTGAGCTGGGGGTGGACTGGAAATTCCACCCCGACGATTTGCCAACAGCTCGTAAATCTAAAACTCGTCAGCTAAATATACCATGCCATCACTCCCTCCCAAAGTGGCGGCACTTTTCCCATCCGCCTCTGACCCAGCCAAGGCCATCCTCACCCGTCTCTACCATCATATCGTGAAGTACGACAATTCTCGAGATGATGATTGCTATTCGATGTTTGAGGAATTGGCCCTGACTGACACTGATTTCTATTGTGCCACACGTTGGTGCGATAAAGTCGCCTCTCTGGCTCAAGCAGAGTATCTTCGCCGTAAAGGAGTCAAACCACCAAAGGAACTCCTCGTCGGTGTGGAAACTAACCCTGGTCCTTCACCAGTTTCAAAATCGTTGGGCAAACTTGGATCTCAACTTGCCATCGCCTTAGCTAAGACTAAGAAGAAGAAGAAAGGTAAGAAACCGAAGCAAAACTTCCGCCTTCAAACCGGTGCCATTGTCACCACTCGTGCTCCACTAACAGTTGGATCGGGTCTGCGAAACTCAGTTTTCCATTCCCCTTTCATTGTCCGCGGCACTTGCATTGCCGGAGGGATCGGCTGGAAGACCACCGCAACTCGAACTGAGTTGTACAATGCGGATCTAACCGCTGCTGATAATAACCGTTTCTCTATCGATCCCTACGGCACAGGAACTCTGCCAACCAACTTTAAGATGTTCCCAAATGCCGTTTTGAACGTTGCTTCTTCTTTCACTCGCTACCGTGTTCGCAAATTGTTTCTAACTTATAACCCTCTCGTCTCAGCCACCACTCCTGGCCATGTGGTCTTCGCCACCAATGCCGAGGTCTCAGTCTCCACAACTCCGCCATCGTACGGCGATGTTGTTAATAACCCGGGGGCTGTAGTAACTCCAATTTGGCAACCAGCCACACTCGACCTCATGATCAATTGTCGCCGAGAGTGTCTGTACGGAGATCTTGCCACCAACGGCACTGAAGCTAACATTCGTCAGGAATCTTGCGGTTCCTTCCTTGCCTCATCCTTAGGCTACTCCACGAATGGGCTTTTCGGCACTTTCACCCTTGACTTTGAAATTGAATTCCAAGACCTGTCCATTAACTCTGTCTTTAACGTCTTCCAACAGAAATCACACTTTCAATCCTCCTCCACACCAGTTGCTTCAGAACCCGAAGAGGAAACTGGACTCGCTGAGTCAGTGCACCTCCCAGCAGACTTGCTGCAACGCATTGGATTGCGCCGAGCTTAAGCCTCTCCAATGAGGGCTGGCACCCGACACAACTGCC